ACCGTGACGGTTTAATTAAACGCATTGGAGAGGATAAATTAAATGAATTAAGTAAACGTGCTAACGAAACACGAAGATACTCAACTGAAGAGCTACAAGAATTAATCAAAACCTACAAACAAAAGATAAAAGATGGAATATAATAGTGACTTCCGTTATGACCTTAAAATTGGTCAGGAGTATGAAACCCTATTAAGTGAGGTGATAGAGTCTACAATCGAAGTAAAACGTGATTTTAAGTGCTATGAGACGGGCAATCTATTTGTAGAATACGAAAGCAGAGGCAAGAAAAGTGGAATCAGTACAACTGAGGCAAAATGGTGGGTGTATTGGTTTAGTAAAACACGAAGTATTTTGATTGAAACAAGTGAATTAAAGCAAATGTGCAGAAAATATGTAGGCACTTCACGAGATATTTTAGGTGGAGATTCTAACACAAGTAAGGGAATCCTGCTTCCGATGGAAGATTTGATAAAAAATATTTAACTTAGATATTGTTTATATAAAAATATAAGCTATATTTGTCTAAATTAATATTACACGCTATGAAGAATTTATTTAAATCGTTGGCTTCGTTCCAACAAGAAGTGCCTGTAATACACAAGGCAACACAAGGTTACGGTTATTCTTACTCTGACTTACCTAAAATCTTGAGTGTAATCAATCCAATCTTAAAAAAACACGGACTTGGATTCACTCAGCAACTCACATTAGTAGATGGGCAAAACTGCCTAAAGACTACAATCTTTCACGAGAGCGGAGAGTTTATTGAATCGGAATGTGCAATTCCTTACGTTCAGTTGAAAGGTATGAACGACTATCAATCTTTTGGTTCAGGAGTTACTTACTACCGTAGATATGCACTCAGCTCTGCATTAGGATTAGTAACGGACAAAGACACGGATGCAAGTGGAGAACAAGTAAAGAAACTTCCCGCCATTGACGCTAAGAGATTTCAAGCAGCGGTAACTTCCATTTCAAACGGACAATACACTCGTGAAAAGCTCGAAGCATCATTCTCGTTAACTGATGGTCAAATTGATATTCTTAACGCTCTATGAAGACTCTCAAAATTAGGTGTAGTGCTATCGGAAAACTGATGGCTACACCACGTTCAAAAGGTGAATTTTTATCTCAGACTGCTAAAACTTACATACACGAGTTAGTTCTTGAGCATAAATACGGTATCCGTAAGGAGTTTAGCTCACGTTACACGGACAAAGGAATCCAAGTTGAAGACGAATCTATCTCGTTAGTCAATGATGTCTTAGACGTCAAATTTATCTACAAGAATGAGGAGTATTTTGAGAACGATTGGATAACTGGCACACCTGACGTAAACACGGAGGATGTATTGCTTGACGTAAAAAGCTCTTGGGATGCTACTACCTTTCCGTTTTTTGATACCGAAATTCCTAACAAGGACTATTTTTATCAACTTCAAGGTTATATGTGGCTAACAGGAAAGCAACAATCAATGCTTTGTTACTGCCTTGTGGATACTCCACTTGAAATGGTAGAAGACGAAATCCGTAGAGCACATTGGAAACTACACAAGATTGACGAGGACTTAGATTTGCGTGAAGAAGTAGAGAGTAAACATCAGTTTTCACACATTCCCAAGAACCGCAGAGTCAAAGTTTTCTACGTACAAAAAGACGAACAAGTAATTGAGCAGATAAAAGAGAAGATAGAACTTGCTCGTGAGTATTATAACGCACTAATCCAAATGCTATGAACCAAGAAGTAACCGACAAAGTAGTTTTAAGCGTGATGGCTAAGTATGCTGAACGTTCTGCAACTGGCCTAAAAAAATACGGAACTACATTAGACCGAGAAGACCTAACGCTTGACCAATGGATAAACCATTTGCTTGAGGAATTAATGGATGCTACGCTTTATTTGAGCCGCATTAAAAAAGAAATTGAGCTACATTACGTCAAAGGCTTTAGCGATGGCTACCGAGAAGCAAGTAAAAAACGAGTATAGGCGGAACTTCTCTATAGATATAGAACGCTGACGGCTCGGAAAGACGAGCACTTTTAACCTTTAAATCAGAATAAGATGTTATGGTGCTTCAGGTGTAACAAGGTTAAGACTGCTGATGAGTTTAAAGATAACCGAAGACATTATCAGATTAAGTCAAGACAAGGTAAGGTATTCAGTTGTAATACGTGTGCTCATAAGTGGACTCTTGACAATCTTAAAGCAGTTAGATTTGATTTTGAGAATAGCACTTGGATAATTCATGACTTCAAAAACACGGATGAAGCAATCAAATTTTTAGAAAATGAAACTACACAAAGACGACAGGAGAGAGGAAGTAGCAGCCTACTCAACAATGATACTCCTAATGGCGATAGTCATATCAGTAATAGCTGCAATAATTAGTAATATTTAAACTCAAATAAAAAATGGAAAACAAATTAAACACGGGAGCAATCTTTAAAAACACGAACAAGAAAGCTGACAACCATCCTGACTACAAAGGAAAGGTAAACGTAAACGGTAAAGAAATGGAAGTAGCGTTGTGGGTAAAACAAGGTAAGGCAGGTAGTTATTTCTCTGCTTCATTCTCTGAGCCTTATGTAGCACCTGCTCAAAGTCAACCAATTGAAACAAACGATTCGGACTTGCCTTTCTAAAATGGAAAACAAAAACTACCCTTTTAATATGTACATTGACGATGACGCTTTAAGAAAGCAACTGAATCGCATCCTATTTGTAAAAACACGGAATCAAATAGTCAAAGAGATAAAAGCCAAAGGACACAAGATGCACCAGTTTCAGTTGAACAACTTTCTAAACGGAAAAGACGTAACCTTATCAACCTTACACAAAATAGATAGATACGTTACACGAGAGATTTACTTAAACAATTTAGAGCCACTTTAATCGGTGGCTTTTTTAATATTCTTGCTTGATTAGAAATTAGTTTTATATTTGTTTAGAATTTAACCAATGGACAAACTACAAAAACTCGGACTAAACCATAAAGAATGGCTACTGATGGCCAAGAAAATGGGCATAGGAGAACTGTCTGAAGACATCGTGCAAGAAACATACCTGAGAATCATACGTCTTAACTATATTGACGGAGTGGTAAAAGATGACGGTAGCTTAAATAAGTTTTATATGTGGCTTTCAATACGAGCAGTTCACGTAGATTATCTGAGGGCAAACCAAATGAACTTAGTATCACTCGATGAGGTCAAAGAATGTTATGACGAAGCTGACTTAGAAAAACACGAAGCCTACTCAAACATTTACGATAAGATAGAAGACGAGATTAGTAACTGGCATTGGTACGACCAAAAGCTATTCAACTTATACAAACAAGGAGAACTCTCAATGAGAGACATAGCTAAAGACACCAACATAAGTTTAACATCAATATTCAACACGATTAAAAACTGCAAGGAGCGTTTAAGAGATAACGTAGGAGAAGACTACGAAGATTACAATAACCAAGATTATAACTTAATTTAAAAGAAATGGCAAAAACACGAACACCAAGAAAGAAAGCTCAAGGCTTAGGAGATACCATAGAGCAGATAACTGAAATCACAGGCATCAAAAAGTTAGTTGAGTTTGTAGCAGGAGAAGACTGCGGATGTAATGAGCGTAAAAAGAAACTTAACGAGTGGTTTCCATATCGTCAACCTGAGTGCTTAACTGAAGAGGAATACAACTGGCTTACGGAAACACGAATCCTTGAACAACAAACATTCAAACCAAGTGAAGTAACAAGAGTAAGAGAGATATACTCAAGAGTAATGAAAGTAAGATTAGAACCAAGCAACTGCTCTTCTTGCTTTAGAGATATTGTAAACCAACTTAAAAGAGTGTACAATGCCTATTCCGAAGCCACTACCTAAAGAGCAACAAGGAGAGTTCATTCAACGATGTATGATGGATGACACTATGGTCAGAGAGTATGACCAAGACCAACGATACACAATTTGCAGAGAACAACTACAAAAACACGAATTAGAAAATGGCAAAAGTAGGAAGACCAAGAAAGATAGATAGTCCTGAAACTCTATTAGACCTATTCAGAAAGTACAAGGTATGGGTTAAAGACAATCCTCGCTACAAGTACACCTTGAATCAACGTACCGGTGATATGGTAGCAGAACCTCTTGAAGTTCCCTTGTCAATGGAGGGTTTTGAAGTGTGGGCATTTGAAAAGCACGACCTTTGGATTGAGCATTACATCAAGAATACAAACGATGCTTACCAAGATTTTTGCTCCGTCTCTACATACATAAAGCGAGAAATCCGCTCAGACCAAATCAACGGAGGGTTAGTTGGTCAGTACAATGCTAACTTAACTGCACGTTTAAACGGACTAACTGAGAAGACTGAAACGACTGTCACGATGGAGATGCCATTATTCCCTGACGAAACAAAAGCAATAGACGCAGATGTTCAAAAGAACTACCTCGATAAATAAAATCCTTGCTCTAAAAAAACGAATCAAGATTATTCAAGGGGGTACGTCAGCAGGTAAGACATTTGGCATACTCCCAATCTTGATAGACAAATGCACTAAAGAAAAAGGCTTAGAAGTTTCAGTAGTAGCTGAGACTATTCCTCACTTGCGAAGAGGAGCACTCAAAGACTTCCTCAAAATAATGCGTTGGACTAATCGTTACTTTGACGATAGATTCAACAAGACTCTACTCAGGTACGATTTCGCTAATGGCTCATCCATAGAATTCTTTTCGGCAGATGACGCCTCTAAACTACGAGGTGCAAGGCGTGATATCCTATACATCAATGAGTGCAACAACGTAACATTCGAGGCTTACAACGAACTTGCTATCCGCACCAAGCGAGAGGTGTTCTTAGACTTTAATCCTGCGAATGAGTTTTGGGTACACAAGGAACTAAAAGACGAACCTGACACGGACTTTATTATATTAACCTACAAGGATAACGAAGCATTAGACGAATCAATAGTAAGCCAAATAGAAAAGAACCGTGACAAAGCAGCTACGAGCTCTTATTGGTCAAATTGGTGGAGGGTGTACGGACTCGGTGAGGTAGGTAGTCTTGAGGGTGTGGTGTTTAATAATTGGAAAGAGATAGATACAATCCCAAGCGAAGCAAAGTTGGTAGGCATAGGGCTTGACTTCGGTTACACGAATGACCCTACTGCTGCAATAGAAATCTACAATTATAACGGAAAACGAATAGTAAACGAAATTGCTTACCGTACAGGAATGGTCAACTCAGACATCGCCAAGATACTTCCGTCAGGCGTTATCATTTACGCTGATAGTTCAGAGCCGAAATCAATCGAAGAGATTAGACGCTACGGAAAGACGATTAAAGGAGTAACAAAAGGAAAGGACTCTATCAACTACGGTATAGACGTAATGCAAAG